ATGAACCCCTTCGAATTTTTAGGACAATATTTATTATCACAAAACCTCTCCGGCAAAAACTCTGCCACTTTCAATATTTCACAAAACGGTAACAACTGGACAATCTCTTGCTTTCAAGACTCTGACCCAATACCCGCTAAGCAAAATAATGAACAGTGCGCACAAGACACCACTATAAATATTCAATCTATACAAAATTTACCCCTATCTTCCCAAAAAACTGAAAGCAGAGGCTATGAAGAATGGCTCTCTGAACAAAAAAAGTTTGAAGATTACGGAAAAGCTCTTACCAAAGCTAAACAAGGTGTTTATGTGAAACCATACATAACCGGTGAAGGTAAATACATTGCTGCTCACATTAGAAAATTCCCAAACCAACCTCAGCATAAAAAATCTACAGAAGTTGATGCCAAGCTTAAGTTTATTCTGGAACAGTAATTTTATTTTTTTTACCCTACATCCCCACTCATTGCAAATACGCAATTACATTTACCCCTCACTTTTCTTTTTTATTTCTACTCAACAAACAAGAGGAATATTATGACTAATCAAAATTCGGAAAATTTAAAGACTCTCGTAAACAAGCGTCACACCGAAGTCTACAACAAGCTCCTTGACAACATCGAATACCTTCTCGACGGGTTTTCTCGAGAAATCATAAACTCGCAATACGAACTAACCGAAGTCCCCAAATCCGCAATCGCAACCTTGGATTTTCTGGTTTCATCCATCGTAAAAATCCAAAAAGGACACCGGACGGCTCTCGGACTGGACAATCCTGACGATATATCTGAACCAGAAATTTCTATAATCCAAGGTATCGACTCTTCAAAATTATAAAATCATCTCTTCTCTTTAGGGGAAACCTCCCTTATCTGAGCCGGCTCTCGGCTCAGTTTCTCTGACAATTTTACAAAAAAGAAAGGATAAATTATGACATTCGAGTACTCTCTTGAAACAGAAAACAAAAAACACAAACTCTCCCAAACAGACCAAGAAAACATTGTTAACAAAATCGTAGAAACTTTCTCAACCTACAACGATGCTAGAATTTCAAACCTCAACAAAGCTGATTCTTTAATTAACGAAATTTTCTTCAAAAACAACTACAACGTTAGTGGCGACAAGCACAAGTCTTGGAAATCCAAAGTTAAAATGTGCAAACTCTTTATGTTCTATCAAACTCTTAAAGCTTTTATTTGGAAAAATATCTACTCAAACGTAAACTCAATGTTTGACGTATCCGGCGAAAACCACGAAAGCGACTCTTTCGCAAACAGGCAAAAAGCCGTTCTGGTAGATATCTTTGAAAAAATGAACTTCCAACAAACTTGTGACACCATTCTGGACAACGCTCTCCTCTACGGAGAAATTATTTCCTTCACCGCTTGGAAAAAACAATATGAAGAATATCGTCGCCCAATATCATTCTTTAGAAACATATTCCAAAACAATATCGCAAAACTTCCTCTCATCCTCGAAGCCGTCAAAAAAGGAAATAATTTCTGGGTCGATAGCAGAAAAATTTATGACAACCCCTTTATATACCCAGTAAATCCCGCCGATTTGGTTTTTGACGTATCCCAAATTGAAAACTGGGACTCTTGCCCCAAAATCTACAAATCATTTAAAACACCTTACGAAATTATTAACAATAAATTCTACAACGTATCAAAAGAAATTGCCGAAGAAATCCAAGAAATTCCCGAACGACTTACTACAACTGATCTCGCCAACCAATCAAAAAAGAAACTGTACAGGGAAATTGTTAACGGTTCTACCATAGAAGTTCTTGAACACTGGGGCGACTTCCGCCTCCCCGACGGAACTCTCTTAAAAAACTGGCACGCAGTCGTAGTCGCTAGAAAATATTTGGTAAAATTTTCAAAAAACGAACGCATAATAAACCCATTCACCTATGGCGCCTTCGTTGTAGACCCTGAAACAAAAAGAGGTATCAGCCCTCTTTATTCAATTCTCGACTTAGCACTCACTCAAGAAAACCTACTTAACAGAACTTGCGATATGCAATCTCTTGCCGAGAATCCTCCTATCCTCGCACCCGAAGGCTTTTTTGACGAAGAAGAAATTGAACTCTATCCCGGAAAAATTATTGAATACGGTGACAACATATCTCCTAGCAATTTATTCCAACAACTTCAATTCAACGTTAACGTATTCCTTAACGATATTTCCTTCATTGATGACCTAATGTCCGAAGTCTCCGGAATTTACCCGAACATGGTCGGAAACAACGAAGAAACCTCCAAAACCGCAACCGAAATTACTACAAAAACCCAAGGGCAATTAACTCGTCTATCAATGATGCTAGACATCATTAACCAATATCTGATAATCCCTTGCGTAAAAAATGTCGCAAAGCTCTGCGCTGACTTTAAAGCCGGTACCGAAAAGGTTTACCTTAACAACAATAACCAACAAGATTTAATAGAAGTCAACGATGCAATCCGACAAGCAGAATATCGTTACACCTATTCTGACCGTTCCGGAATTGTCGGCAAATCCCAAAAAGCAGATATGGTAGTCCAAGTCATTGAACGCTTCGCTAAAGCTATCCCACTTGACTTGCAAGAAGTCTTTACCTGGTACTTTGAACAAAAAGGCGTCGAAAACCCCGAACGATTCCTCGCTAAAGAACAAACTCATGCGCAAAACCCTCAACAAGCAGCAATAGCAAATGCTATCGCAGGACAAATCATAAAACCTGCCATTCAAAATGCCGCAAAACAAGCATCTAAAGACAGTTATTCCATCAACAAAACACCAAGTTCCATTGGAGGTGATGGTCAAGCCTCTAAATAAAAAATAGTTTTTCAACACAACGAAAGGAGTATTTAAAAATGTTTGAAAAAGAAAAGTATGAATCAGTTAACCCAAATCAATACGTCCACCACGAACCCCCAACAGGAGAAAATTTAGGTGACGAAATTTACGGGTCTGAAAGGGCTGTTGCTCCCTCTCAATATGCAACAGGACTAATCTTAGGAAAGTTTAAGTCCATCGATGATTTATCTAAAGCCTACTTGGAGTTACAACGTAAATTCGGCGCTCAAGCTCAAGAAATCGGTGAACTACGCAAATTAGCAGAAGAATACACCGCTCACAAAGAACAATGTAACATCGGCAGAGAAAGACTCAACGGATTTTATGACTACGTTAAAGAATTACACGGAAAATACAACAATGAAAAATATCTTAAAAACCCTAAATTCCGTGAAATATTTAAAACTGCTTATGCCGCTCTCGGCAACAATCTTGATGTCGATTCCCTTATCCGAATGCTTGAAGGTTACAATTCTTCCCGTAACTCCCTATCTCAAATCGATGATGCGATAAAATCCGAAACGGATTCCGCAACAGATATGTTAGCCTACTCAAACGGTCCTTCCAAATTCAAATCCTCTACCAAGAAAAGACTTACGGATATGACTCCGGAAGAACTTAACAAAGCTTTAGATGAATTAATGTAGTATCAGTTTTATTTTAAAAGAAAGGATTTTAAAATGTCAGTTCAACAAATGATTCAATCTGTTTTTAACAGATCTATTGAAAAATATTTCTATGACGAACTTGTTATCGGTAAATTATCCCACACAGAAGCAAAACCAAACGTTCGTAAAGGCGATGAAATCGACGTCGTTATGCCAGCATCTGTAGTTATGTTTGATTACGACGGCGGCGACCTGAAACCTGCTGAAGAAGCCGGCGTTTCTATCGCAAAAGTTAAATTAGACCGAGGCAAAGCTTTCCACTTCGAATTATCTGCAGTTGAAGAAAAACAAATTCTTAACTCCGATCCTATGGAAGGTGAATATAGCATCGCTAAAACTTACTGCGAAGATGCAATAAAACAATTTGCTGCCGCTGTTGATACCGCTTTCGGAAACCTATATACTCGTGCCGGTCACTACCTTGATGACAACGGAAGCGCAATTGAATTAACTCCTCAATACGCTAAAGAAATCTTAGCTATCATGCAAGCTAAATTTAGACGTGGCGATAAATCCGGTCACACTAACTGGGTCGACGGGTCTATGATTTGTATCGTTCCCCCTGAATTTCAATTGTACCTCGGACAACTCGATGAACTTAAATACGTTGAATCAGGTCATAAAAAAATGGAAAAAGGGCACATCGGACAACTTTGCGGTTGGGATATCTACACCTCTAACAACATCGCTCAACCGGAAGACGGCACCTTCTTCCCAATGTTCGGTATCGCAGGTAAAACCCTTGCCGGAGGTATATCCGCTGATTTATCTACTCAATTCTACGTACCTGAAAAGAACTTTAACTCAACTTACAAAGGTTACGGACTATACGGCGTTGGTGCTCCTCGTGCCGATTTCTTAGGAACAGTTAAAGTGAAAGCTCCTATCACGCTTTCTAATACTACAGTTTAAACAATTAATTAAGGAGATTTATTATTATGACTCAAGATATTATTTCGGTTTTTCTACCTGACGTAGAAGCTACTCAATCAGTTGCATTCACTACCGTAGAACCTTTTGCCGTAAACCCTGAAAACGGCATCAAGATTGAAAAAGCTACTGAAAACAAAAACAACTCTTTATCAATCCTTATCGAAAACGCTGGAACAGAAGCCTCTAAAGTTACCTTCATTGCCGGTGATACTTACCCGAACGCAATGTTAGGAAATTTAGAAATCCCTTTAGAAGCTTCTTCTACAACCGTATGTCAACTTCAAGACCTTTCAAGATTTGAAAACCGTGACAGCTCTATCAACTTGGTATTCCCTGAAGACTTTTCAGGCAATATCCTTGCCGTAGCTAAACGTGCAGGTCTTACCCCGGTTGCATAACCTTTAAAGCAGCCATAGCGGGGGCAGCTCCTTTCCAATTCGTGTTCTGCCCCCTTTCTTTATCGGAGGATTTATTTCATGATTACATTTCAAAACAACCTGACTCAACATATTTTTACCCTTCCTAAAGACAAAGCTCTTGAAATTATCAACCAAGAACCAAAAATCTACAACATCATCTCCGGAATTGAAAAAGACCTTCTAATTAACCCTTCAGAAGAAATTCCAAAAACCGACCTTAAAAATGATATTTACAATCTGGTCGTCGTTGCAGATGTCGATTGCGAAGTGAAAAAGAAAACTACTAAAAAAACTACTACAAAAAAACGTAAAACTACCAAAAGAAAAACCACTAAAGTCAAAAAGAAGGAGAAATAAAAAATGGCTCTAACTCTTTTAAATATATACAACAGCGTTGCATCTCAAGCTTGGTCCATGTTCGATGACGAAGTCGACTCTAAAGCCGAGTTTGAAAATGTACTTCTTTCATCTATAAACAAGGCTCTCTCAGACCTATGGTGTTCTACAGATTTCCCTTTCAGGCGCAGAACCGAAGAAATTATTCTAATGGAAGACTCCCCTGAATACGATCTGCCCGACGGGAACCTTGTTCCAAGAAATATCAACGGTAAAAAAGGTTTTGTCGTTTCTCTTGACGGCGAATACCTTGATTATCTCGAACAACCTACAGAAATAATCGAACAAAAAGGGAAACCAACATCCTTTTATATCGATAACAACTATATCTACTTTTATCCAATCCCTGATCAAAACTATGAAGTTTCTTTAGACTACTTCACTCTAGCTATCGGGGTAGATAATAAAGGGAATTCCATCTACGCCCTCAACGAAGAAAATGACAGTATTGATATACCCGAAAAGTTTGAAGAATTATTTAAGAACGCTCTCATTACTAAAACAATGCTCTACGCAATTGCCTCTGACTCAGACGAAAATTATTCAAACTACAAACGACAATTCGACACTGCTTATAAACTCCTCCTTAAATACACAACAGGCAAAATTCCTGACCGAAAAATAACTTTCTAAGGAGGAATCGTGGACAATAATTTTAGAAAGGCTTTAGACTTCGTTCTATCAATGGAAGGCGGTTATTCCAATCACCCAAACGACCTCGGAGGAGAAACAAATTTCGGCATTACAACAGGCGTCTACAACGCTTATCGAAAACAAAAAAATCTCCCCCTTCAATCCGTGAAATATATTTCTTCTGAAGAAATCGAAGAAATATATTTTAAAAAATATTTCCTTGCTTCCGGTGCTGATAAAATCTCTGACAATAAATTAGCACTAATTCACTTCGATACCGCAGTTAACATGGGAGTTTCAAGAGCAAATAATTTTCTCACTTTATCTCACGGAAATATTCAAGAATACTTAAAACTCAGAAAAAACAAATATATCCAATTCGCAAACGTCCCTAGCCCAAATATCTTCCTCAAAGGTTGGCTAAACAGACTTTGCAAACTGGAAAAATATATCAATTCACATTACTAATCGAGGATTTTTATAATGTATAACACATCTTTAATATGCAATAACTTCAGCGGAATTAAACGAAAAGACTCAAAATTTTCCGCTAAACAAATTACGGCATCTGACCTCCAAAACGTCGAACTGTTTAGTACAGAATCTAACTCCGGCGTCGGTATCCGTACCGTAAAAGGTAATACTTCCATCTGTGGGCTTATCCCTGAAAATGAAATTGTTATCAATATTTTTGACTCTGTACAAAACAGCGTTCATAATTTTTTAGTTCACACTGAAAGCCCCACAGAAGGAAAGTTATACCTTTTTGAACCCCAATCAAAAACCCTCTCTCTTAAAAAAGATGGTCTTAGCATTACCGGAAAATCTTGCGGAACTGATTTCTCTCAAGGATGGTCCGACTTATTTGTATTTTCAAATTCTGAAGAAATCTTATCCATAGAACTCGGTAAATATAACAAAGACGGTGCCTTGGATGAAGTGACAACAATGAATCTTTTAGACCGTGACGAGCGAAGCATAAAAGGTTTAGGATGCTTAGAATTTGACGGACGCCTATGGATCTTTAACGAAAAAGCCCTATGGTACTCAGTAAAAGAAAATATCTACGACTTCTCTACCGCAGACGCTGAAATTGTTACCTCTGCCGGTTACATAGAATTTGTCAAACCTATAACAGCCATTTACCCATACCTCGGCTCTTTGGCAGTATTTCACTCTGACAGCTCTTGCCTCCTATCTCTAACCGAAGATTATAAATTCGCTATATCAGAACAATCCCCCGGAGGTTGTGCAAGTGATAAGGCTTTAATTTTCCACGGTGTAAAATTGTATTTTTACGACCACAACAAAAAAGGTATTTTTTCCTTCACCCAAGAAATGGCCGGAAATAAGCTATTAGGGAAAAATATTGCAGAAGAAATCCAAGAAGAACTCGTGGCAATCCCCATAAGCAAAATCGACCGATGTCGTTTGGACTCTGTTATAACAAAAGACCGAAATGAATTATGGTTCTTAACACCAACAGACGATGAACTCCATTCAATAATAATGATTTATGACTGCATTAGAAATGCTTGGATTAAAAGAAAATGTCAAAAAATAAATTGTTTTGCAACAATTAACGACACTCTCTACTCTGCAAGTAACGATATTTTTGAAGAATATAGCGGCAACGACTTCAACGGAGAATTTATACAATCTTACTACAACTGTGCGCCTCTAAACCTTGGCTCTGACAACACTATTAAATTCTTTTACTACCCGCCTCGTGTAACTTTAGATCTGGAGTTCGAAAATAATTTCTACATCAAATACGCAAAAGACTACGACACTCTGAAACCGCCTAAAATAAGACGCATTAAAGCTGAAACAGTAAAAAATATTCTCCACTGGGATGTCGGTTTTTGGGACAAAGAATCCTATCCGCCTAAAGTCCTTAACTCAATTGTTAAACTGCCACCCGCAATGTTTAACACGCTTGAAATATCATTCTTCAACCTCTACCCAAGCGAAGAATTTTGCATAAAAAATATCGAATGTTCAAAAATTAAGCTTAAGCAGAGGTAATATGAAAATTCTTACCCCTCTTGATAAAGACTTCGATTACAATACCTATAAAAAATACTTCCTGAAATACAAAAACTTAATCAACGATGACAACGATTTTGAGTCAATAATTAACGATACATTATTCTACGCATTCCACACCGACGACGGAGCATTTGCATCTTGCGCTTACTACTACTTGAAAGAAGACGGCAAGCTATATTTAAATGCATTCGGGGCAAGAAAAATGCACGAATTTAACATTAAGGCTCTCAAAACTATGTTCGATTGGTTTAACTGCGACATATACGCAATAACCCCACACAAAACAGCTATATTATGTCTTCTGCGTGCAGGTTTTAAAAAAATTAGCAACGAGCTTTACGTAAAAAAGAAAGGAGATTAACATGGGCTCAAGTTCAAAAAACAAAACTCAACAAAGTTCTACTAAACAAACTATTCTGGGAAATACTACAACCTCTAACCCCTATCTTGTATCTGCAACCAACGACGACGGAACAATTTCTTCCTTCGTTGAAGGCAGCGCTTTCGATACAATCAATGATTTCGTAAATGACAACTTCCAAAACATTCTAAACAACTACTTAAACCCAAGCCTTGATGATACTACAAATCAATCAAAGCTCAAGGCTTTTACCGATAATATTAACAACCAAGCAACCCTAAATCTTGAAAATAATATTATTAACCCTCTCTCTAACAGAAACATGATTCGCTCCAGTCAAGCAACTGACATGTATAAAAATTTACAAAATAGCATTGACCAAAGTATTTATGACTACACCGTTGAATTACTTGGTTCATCCCAAGAAAATTCCGCAAATATTCTCAATAACCTAATGTCACTCTATCTGAACGGATTCAATGCAGTTCTTGCAAACCAAGCACAATCACTTAGTACAAGTAGCGCTAACGCAACTCAAAACTCTAACAGCACTACAACCAGCACCCAAAGAAGCGGTAATTACTTGAACGATACCCTCGACCTTGCCGAAAAACTTGGCTCTGCATATTTGACAGGCGGCGCCTCTTTGTTGAAAAACGATAAAAACAAATAAACAGGAGGCAAAATGGAAAACAAAATCTTAGAATATGCCCCAATAATAATATGTGCAATCATATTTTTAATCCAACAGCATATTCTCATCTCTCCCGAACAACTCGAACGAAAACACCGTGAAATCCTTGAAGACATTGAACGCAAATACGTGACTTGGTCGTCCTTTAAAGACCTTAAAGCACAATTCTCTGATATTCAAGTCAAAATCGGGAAAATTTATGACGTTATTATGAATGGCAAAACCTTCTGATTTTGCCGGAAAGGACAAATATGACTTTAACAAAAATTGAATATGGCTCTATTGCCTCTTCCGAAATTGTTAACAACAACTTCCAACATCTTGATGACAAAATTTCATCCGTTTCCCAAAGTCTTAGTGCCAATACTACCGCTCTCTCCGGAACAATTTCTTCTCTTTCCGCAACCGTCGCATCAAACAAAGAAGAAATCTCCTCTAAATTAGCTGAATTTATCTACGTAAAAAAGTCTTACAAACAAGAACACGACTGGTACAGATTATTTAGCGACGGTTGGATTGAACAGGGCGGATACTGTAACCTCGGTAGTAACGGTGAACTTATCATCAATCTCCACATACCAATGACCGACACCAATTATTCTATCCATGCCGGCATTCACCGCTCTTATTACAACGGCAATTTAGATATCGGCATAACCGGAGCCTGCGCTGTTGACGAAAACAGTATTAAAATCAGTTGCGGGCGCAACGGCGGTAACATCTACTGGCGAGTTTGCGGATTCGCTAACATCGAACAACAATCATAGAAAGGATATAAAATGGCTTATATAACTATTGTAAAAGGTGATGACACCGATTTCTTAGAAAATCAATATATCGTCGTCAATTTCAACACTGAACTCGAATTGGCAGGATTTCAAGCAATTTTTAATATTGACAACATTGAAATAGTTTATCCGGACTTATCTGCAAAATATATTGAAATCGTACTTTCAAAAGAAGTCACCGCTGCTCTTAAAAAAGGAAAAATCTACGGTAAACTGAGAATTGTAGATACGCAAAACCGTATTAGAACCGTTTCTACCGCAATCCCTTTTAACATCGTAACTAAAGTTATGAATGCATCACAAATTTCTAAGCAATCTATTCAACTGGAAGTAAGTGTGACTAAAAACGAATTTAATGTTGATATGAATATCTTAGGATTGTCTAAACGTGTTGCTCAAGACTATTTAACCCAAATGAAACAATTTGATGCAAAACTGACAGAAAAAGTCCAAACCGTAAAAAATATTGAAGCCAGCATTAATAAAACTGATGAAAATTGCCAAAAGTTTGCACTTGAAGCTAAAAACTTCGCTGACCAAGCCGCAGAATCCGCCGTTGAACTTGACAACACTATATCTCATATCAATACAACACGTGCATCCGTAGCTTTAAACAACCTTAACGAAGACGGCATAAAATGCATACAAAAAAACTCCTCTTGCGCTTTTGAAATCGGTGATATCGGCATCGCCCCTCTTGGCATTGACGAAACTCAAAATAAACGCCGTTACCTTAACGGACAAATCATCCTACAAGAACAATTCGTTTCGTTTACACAAAAGCTTAAAGCGGCTGTCGAATTGTATCCGAGCCTTGTCTGTACAGAACAAGAATGGCAAGCCCACAGCCTATTAACTGTAAAAAATCAATGCGGTAAATTCGTTATTGACGATGAAGCCGGCACTATCCGTTTACCCAAAATCATTATGCCTATTCAAGGCTTAACAGATTTAAGCAATCTGGCTGATATCGTTGAAGCTGGATTGCCTAATATTACCGGTAATTTCAAAGTTTACTACGCAGAAGGAGCTACCGGCGCCTTCAAAGACGGTACAATTACCGATGCCGGAAGATACCCCAGCGGAAACGGTGGCGGGGGTATTTACCAAAAAACTTTCGATGCCTCTCAGGCAAATCCCATTTACGACAACTCTTCTACAGTTCAACAAGAACAAATTCAATATCCTTACTTTATCCAAGTTGCCAGAGGCGTTGAAGAAAGCATTGATGTCACAAGAGAAATCGAACTAAATAACCCGTTTTGTTTATTAGATTACAAATACTCAGAATATGAATTGAATAACATAAGTTGGCTTAAATCAGAAGGACAATTTAACAGTCGTTCCGTCTACCCGTCAGCCTATGAACTATTATTAAAAATTCACAACAACATCGAATGCAAAAACGGCATTAGCGTAAAACTTACATCAGAAGAATTTACTGACTATGATTTTGTTCTAAACACTGCTGATGAAAGTTTTAAACTCCCAACCTCAGTAGCCAACTCACAAAATGGTTATTTATACTTCTACGTCGGAGAAACAACCCAAAATGCTAACCTGATAAACATCGGACGCATACAAGAGTCTTGTTCAACTAAATCCATGACTGACGGACAATGGGTGATTAGTCATAAAACTTTAGCCGGTAGCGTATCTGTGACATCAGATATCAAGAGTTTAACGTATGATTTGTCTGACTATTTGCCAAATGACGGTTATAACTATGAAGTAATATTTGAAACAAATGCAGTAACAGGAAACGTAAGCGCACAATTTATGTTTGTATCTTTGCGAACAGACTATATGCTCTCAGCCGGTTTAAGCGGCGGGATATATCTTTGCAACAACAGAACAAGGGCCGCCTCCTATGTAAATATGGCGGGAAATGCCAATTTACCCGTCGGCACAGGAAGGTCTGTAGATGTCGTGTTTAACCAATCAAGTGCAAATTTCGTCGGTTCTTTTACTTTATGGGTTATTGGCTACCGTCGCATAGGCACAAACTTATAAGGAGATTAAATTATGTCATATTATGTTTTCATAGAAAATGAAAGAATAAACGGATGGGGACAATGCAAATGTCTTACAAACGGTGTCACCAATATTGAAATATCAGAAGAACTCTACAACGATATTGAAAAATATATCTATCAAGACGGTGAAATCGTTCCAAATCCAAACTATGAAGCGCAGCAAGCGCAAAAAGAACGTGAGCGCATAGCGCAACTTTACCTAACAGGTGCAGACGTTGAGCGTGGAATCTATCAAGCAAAAGGAATGGATTTTGACGATATCCTAGCGTTTGTAACTGCAAACCCACCCGAAGGCTTGGACACCAAGGCTCTAAAAATTGAACTCAAAGCAAACCACTTCTACCGTGGTAATCCCTACGTATCCGCAATCGGTGCGTTGTTAGGGTTCACAGAGGAACAATTAAATAAGTTCTTTGAGGATGGCAACTATATCCATCTAACCAACAATAAAACGGAGGCTGAGCAATGATTAAATGGTATGCTGACGACGAATTATCAATACTATTCAGCACAGTCCCCAGTGTGGGAGTACGAATAGTACTCCCTTCCATGGACAAAGAACTTAAAAATAATATAACAAAAAAGCCGTTCATTAATCGTGAACGGCTTTTAGTAGACATAAAATATAACAACAAGTGCTATTGTTTTGTAATCCCTAAATTCTACTACTGGAACGGCGCAAACATTCCCCGAATTTTCTGGAGGCTAATTGGTGCAAAAAGTGACCCTAAATTCCTTATCCCTTCTCTTATTCATGATGTACTATGCGAAAATCACCATTATATAGACCACAATCGATACTTATCAAGTTTGATTTTTCGTGCACTCCTTAAAGCCGGTGGTATAAATCCTGCAACTAGATGGGCAATGTTCCACAGCGTAGACAATTTTCAAAAATTTTGTCACTGGGAGCAAAACAGTTAGGAGATTCAATGGTTAAATATAATTTATTAGATAAACAAAAAGAATTTATAGAAATACCACACAACGAAAGCCTTGATGTAGCAATATATCAAGGCGGTTTTGGCAGCGGAAAAACTTGGTGCGGTTCGCTCCTTGGCATTTTGCTCGCTAAAAAATACCCCGGTTGCAGAGGTTTGGTCGGCGCAAAAGAATACGAATTGGTCAGAAAAACAACTCTTGTTTCTTACTTTGAACACCTTGACGCCCTCGGTTACATGCCGGATATACACTACACCTACAACAAAACTGACAAAATAATCAAATTCAAAAATGGTTCGGAAATCCTTTTTTGCGCATTAGATGATCCCGAAAAATTTAAATCACTTAACCTACATTGGGCAGAAATTGAAGAGGCAAGCCAAATTACTGACTCTGCCTTCAAACAACTCCTCGGACGACTTAGAAATACTTACCGACAAAAAGACTGGATTGATTTTCGATACAGACTCTTCGGACATACAAACCCGCAAGCTAGCAAAGGATGGATTTATCAACGTTTCATAGAAAAACCGCACCCAAACTACAGGCTTATCGTTGCCCCATCCACAAACAACATATACCTACCAAAACATTTCATAAAATCTATGCAAGAAAGTTTTGATGAAGAATATTATAAAATAAATGTTCTTGGAGAATTTGGTGACTACTCCAGCGGGCTTGTAGTAAAAGGGTTTAGCAAAGACAACTTAAAAACACTTAAATACAATCCAAACATCCCCATCCACCTAACCTGCGACTTTAACGTAGACCCTATGTGTTGGTGTATTGCACACAAAGATAAAAATAACGTCTACTTCTTTGATGAATTAGTATTAGAAAAAACTACCACCAAAGAATGTGCCGAAGAATTTGTCCGCCGATATCCAAACCACAAAGGAGAAATAATAATTAACGGCGATGCCTCCGGTGATAATCGCTCTACCCAAAGCGAATATACTAATTACGCAATAATTCGCAATGTATTCAGAGAAAATGGATACACCGACATAAAATTTCGACTCCGTGACTACAACCCACCAATCAGCAACCGCATATCAGCATTCAACGCAAAAGTTAGAAACTCTAAGGGCGAAGTCCGTCTGTTTATAGACCCAGAGCACTGCAAATGGCTTATATACAACATCTATAACCTTGCCTATAAAGAAGGAACCAGTATCGTTGACGTACCATCCATTACACAAATAAAACGGGACCGCACTACTAAATTCCTCGAACACCCATTCGACGCCGCCAGTTATCTCGTCGAATACTACTGGCGAATTAAAAATGAATTATTTTAAGAAAGGAATTAATAATGAAAAACTTTTTCAACAAATTTACAAACAATAACAGAATTTTCTCCTACCAAGATGTTCTAAATATGCCAAACGAAGAAGGAGCT